CACCACCTACGAACAAATTGCTCAAACCAGGCCTCACAACACCAATGATGGCCTTGAACATTTTAACAATGCCGTAGAAGCCCATCACTATACCAACCATGACTAACAAAGAAGACATGATGCCGAACGGCGAAGAGAAAGACTCACCCCCTGGAACACCCAACCCAGCTTTACAATTAAAGACACCTGTGAATAAAGCATCCGAAAGCACTTTCGCGCGATGGTGCAAAGAAGAAAATTGCGTAATTGCCGGCTACATTCCCGATGACGTGGAAGAGCCCGATGCCCTACAAATCTGTGGCGTCACATTCAATGACGAATTAGACTCTAAGTATCAAGATGTGTGGAATGCTTATCTGAAGAACCCTAACGCTGATGTGCCTGTTAAAGCTATGAAGCTGTACGATGTGAAAACTTTCAAAGCAAAGTTAGTGCTCCTTGCTGGATATCCAGAACAAATTGAAAAAGCACAAAAAGACATTGAACCGCATCCACAAATGTATGTCTTCCCTGATGACGTACAACGTGAGAAAACATTGGACAATATCAAAGAAAATCCGTTGAAAGGTTCGCCGACTGAAGCGCCCTTGAGCCAAAAGCCAGACCTCCGTAAAAACGATAATATTAAACTTAAAGATAAAGAATCGGCTGGTGAAACAACTGACCCTAACGATGACGGACAACCGCCAACAAAGAAATGGGCTCCAAGCCAGCCAAATACCGAACAACCTGACCCTCAGGACCACGAATTAATACAAATACTCAACTCACTTCCTGAGCCACAACGACAACAAGCCTTGGCATGCCTCAAACAAGTCCGAGGCTCAACTGCCGCCCCTGTACCTCCCAGTACACCTGAACCTGTCCCAGCAAAAGGACCAGTGGCCACTACCACGCCTCCAAACGCAGCTGGGCAATCCAACTTATTGTACACTTCGCTCACACCGGACAACAAACTCAAGATTGGCCGACACTCTACTATGCTTAGCCCCGAAAGATACACCACCTACGAACAAATTGCTCAAACCAGGCCTCACAACACCAATGATGGCCTTGAACATTTTAACAATGCCGTAGAAGCCCATCACTATGTGAATAATCCCGGTGAACTAAATGTCACCGCAGGGCAATTCTTTGGATTCCAATCATCCCTAGGCTACCAAATTATGAAAGAAGCCCACATTGGCGATGTGCATGGGCAACTACAAAAGACAGTTCACTTCGCAGGCCCAACAGGAGGACGTACATTTTCGATTAATGTCAGCGGACGACCACAAACATTAGCAAATAACGTGACATATCCCCCAGATTATCACTTTATGTGTGACACCCAACTGTCTACCACCGCACGTAGGCAAATCGCAGTGATGGGCAACATATGGCGCACAGTATCCCAAACTGATTTTACGGCTATCCATGGCTATATTACACAACGCACCGAACGTGCGGATGTGACTCTAAGATACCTGAAGATGTGGCTTACGTACTACTCGCTATCCACACAACAAGAAGTACTTCGATGTTGCAATGACCAAGCCAACTGGGTAGCCAACGCCAACAATGCTCTTGTGAATGCAGGCGCCAATGCTACCACCATCCACTATGATGAAAATCAAGCTGCTGGAGTGCCTAACACGACCGCTTTCCTCGCTGGAGTAGCATCCGGAATCAACACTGGTTTTTATGCCAAGCCTGGCACACCAGAAATCATTTTGCTCCTTGATGCCATCGGCGCAGCCGCTTATCCAGTATGGGACATAACCGTCGATTTACAACGTCCACCCGCCGCTGCAGGGGGCGCACCACCAGCTGCGCAAGCAATTCAAATGCATGCCAACCGAGTGCGCTTCACCAATGATGTGGTCAAAGACCACTTTACCTACACCTTGAGCCCTGAAACATTTCAACTTGGAGCGGCTCAAGCTATTCCCGCAAACCCACGGCCATTAGCATTCCCGGCACAACCGCCAAATGCTGAACTTTTGCGAACAAACATTTTCAATTTGGCCCAAGAGTGTGATGAGTATGAATCAATGATTAACGCGTTGATGATCGCCGTGCAACTAATCTTTGAAAGAACTCTACCCAATGCACCCAACATACACAACAATGGTGTGGTCAACGGCCTGCTTGATTTTGACGTTCTGAACCTTCCTTACGCCAATCCGATCTACCGTATTGCCCATGCCTTCAACGCACATTCCGCACAAGCACCCGTGCCACCCAATGCCCGTGTGATTTGTACTTCTGCCTATCCATCAAAATTGGTATGGGCCTTCTACCTGTGCTCAACTCTGTCCTACGCACGTAGCGTTGCCCTTAGCTGGTTGAACTGGAGCGGAGCCGAATTAGCTCAATTACCAATCCGCGCCCGCCTCAATCAGCATCAACTGACCCAAGACCGAGCCTACGAATGGTTCCCTGAAGTCGGATTGCGCTCACTACGTCCCAGGATAGCCGGCTTAACTGCTATTATATACACTGGGCTATTTGGATTTACTGTCCCTTTCAACCACGAAGAAATTCTCACACGCTATATTCACTTGCCAGCTGCCAACCGCACTACACGCATGGGAACAGTGGGACTAGCAACTCCCTATCTCGTGCAAGGTTGGCAAGTTATCCGCATGTTGATTAAAATACCTGTAGAATCTGGCCTATTTGATACTTCCCTACAAGTGAATTTTCAATGCTGCCTCCGCAATTCTGCCAACGCTATGGCTGCCGACGAGTTACAATCCCGACATGAAGTTGATGACTTTTGGTTAGCCTCCTCCACGTTATGTAGTCCAGCACTCCTTTGTGCCATGGTATCCCGCATGAACTTGCTTGGATTAGCTCAACCCAACCATTTCATCGACTCAATTCCTATTCACGCCACCATGAACCGTGAAAATGCCGTCCGTGCTAATGGAGAATTCTGGATTGACAACAACTTCGCCGGCGTCAACAATGCTTTGTATCAAGACTATCCGCCTGCCCTCGAATTCCACACTGTAACTAGTGATTTCTCAGCCGCTATACCCGTGTACCGGAGCTACTCTGTAACCACGGGCAATCCAAACGCACCAGGCTGGAAATTGCGAATTGGAGGCTTAAGTGGCCCAGCCTACAATGCCCCACTGTTTTACACGTACAAGTGGCTTGACACCCGTGCCATGACTTCTCGACACATGGGCACCACACGTCCTTTGCCACGCGTAAATGTACAACTTGACAATAGCGTGTTTGACCATCCATCAACCAAACGACCCCGCGTTGATGCTGTTAGATCTGCACCCCCTGATGGGCATGTCAGCGTAGTTGACGTTGACAATCGCACCATGGTACCAAACATCGAACCAGCTCCGATGCCAACAATCCATGGCCAACAGAACTGAAGATGGAGACAGCTATTGCTACAAGCTAAGAAGAACGATTCTACCATTATAATTCCGCCCGCCACCGACCAACTTTCAAGAACAACTTTGCGTCAAATCAGCACCTTACTGAACTATAAACAAGTCGACGCTTTAACCGAAAAATTTGATTTATGTGTACCTATTAACATGCTATGTTCCCCCCACCCACTGAGCTTTCATGACATGCGATACATTGAACAATTGTACATGCATCAACACATTGATACCGAGACATTCTCAGCATGGTTTGGCCTTAACGCCCCCTTTGTTGTATCCCCCGTTATTAACTCAAGTGTTCAAATTGCCAAAAAGTTGTATTGTGACATAGAATCGGAAAATAAAAAGCTGTTGTTGCAATCACCGCCTACACCTTTTTCTACTGATGTCCTCGACAAGATCAAAACATTACACCGTTCCCGCTGGCCAACGAATCGTGCATTCTGGAAAGTGATATGCGCTACTTTCGATACCCCCAAAGGTGACCGACCCGCGATATCTATGGACTTTCCATCAATGATGATTTGTATTGCCACACTCAAGGGAAAAGATGCGAACATACTACGCAATCGACTCGCCCTTATGCTACTTGATTGCCCAGCCAACATTAGAACTACCACAATCATTGGCATGACTTACATCCTTTGGGTAAACGCACACCGAGACGCGATCTGGAATATACTTAGGCGTTTTAAACTTTACAAATTGCCCCCAGCACAATATCGCGCACAATGTAAAAAGATCGACACTGTGATAAAAGCCATGGCCTTATCACCGGAGTACAAATCCCTTACAGCCCTGGAACTTACCGGGCTAATCAACCTTGGACACTTCGGTGGGCGTATTGACCAATTATCAGATACAGTGAAAGAAATGACAAGCCGCAACATTTATCCTAACTCGATAAAATTACTTGAAGGATATAACTTCGAGTCAGATGAATGGACCAGTTACACATACATCGACAATTTCACCGAATGCTGGTATGACGTATGCAAAGATGCCACCCAATATTTGCAACATCCTACCATCGAAAGTATTCGTGATTACTGTGTGCGTTTGCAACAAGACATCTCCTCCGGCCAAGCCTCAGGATTTTACAAACAAGTGAAAATCAGAGGACAGTTACACGCTAAAGTTGCATTCAACAAGCGTCTTGCTGGTGAAGAATATGACTTAGAACAACTCCTTCGCAGTGCCCCCAACTGGCTAAAATATGAAATTAGCCGTCTGGTGGAGAAATATGAAAATGCTAAAGCTCGAGCTCTGTACCCATCAAAAATGATTAATGTTCTGGTAGTAGACTATCTATTCAGTCGCTTTGAAAAAGCACTGATGGAGCTTCCCGACTATCGAGGAAAACTATCAGGCATGGCCAGATATAGTAGATTAGCCTACATGATTAACCAAATGGAATCCAAAGTAGCCAATTGCATTGACTACACTGATTACAACGCCCAACATTTGGCTGCCACTATGGCTTCAGTTTACTCATGCATGGGTCGTGCCATCATTGAGAGATATGGCGATGACCCCAACTATGAAGAGTTCCAACGCATGTTGCAGCTAGGCATACGGTTAGCCCATGATATGCGAGTTACTTACCCTGCCTGCCCCGATGCCTTCTTCCACGTTTTCCAAGGATTGTATTCTGGATTACGATACACTGGACTCACGAATACATCCCAAAACATGACTGACGCTCGTCTATCCATCACAACTATATGTAAGATGTTTGACTTTGCGTACAATGACCCCCAAGACCGAGAGTGCCAAGGTGACGACTTTTATGCTCTATTAGAAGGCTTTACAGCCAGTATGGCACAAATCGCTTACCAAATAGCTACCGGACGTGAACTCAACAAGTTCAAACAAACTGTCGTCGCAGGCCTCCTGTCATTCCTCAGCCAGCACATTACTGCATGTGGCGTCAGATGCCAGCTAAACGGCACCATTGCCAGCCTGGTAACTGCCCCACTTGAGACGTCAATAGCTGTCGACCCACTTTTGCGATACATTGCATATTTGGAACAACTCGCCATGTTAGAGCGTCGCGGTGCCACACCACAATGCATTTCTGACATGCGCCGCCTGTATGCTAACAAGTGGTTCAACTGGCGTGTCAAAACCGCTAATGACACTGATGAAGGCCGTCAGCTGCTAGAGCTATGCAAAACGCTCAAAGGCAAAGGAATAATTGAAGCAGAAACATACCCGGATAACAACCGTGTTACATTCACCATCATTATTCCCAAATGGTTGTTGCGAGTACCACGCCAATTTGGTGGGCCCTTTATGATGGATGGTGTCTCTGATACCATCTTGGCTCCTACAACGCTGCCACAACGGCCCAATCCAAGACGCGCCATGCTAGATATGTCACCACAATTTCAAAACCATTTATCTGGAAAGTGGGCCACCAAAGTTGTTGACCTCCTGAACCCAGAAGAGAAACGCACTGAGATATTAGATGTACTCAAGCGACAAGCTCACTATGAAAACGTCTCGTCATCAATCCCGCCCCAAATCCAAGCTATTGTACGATGTAAACATG